TTGTCTGTGTTAGCCATGATCAGCCTCCAAACGCTTGATTATAATAGTCAGGGTTCTGAGCGCGGAACTGAACCAACGCCTCAGAGTATGTGATTGATTTCTCAGCGGCGAGCTTGCGAACTTCGCCATCGAGTGACTGACGAGTGATCTCGCGACCTGATGCGCCGTGACCAACCTCAGCGAGAGGGATGGCGCTAGCTGATGGACGCTCTGAGAACATCTGCCAGAACTCAGGTTGAAGCTCACGCATAGCCCAAGCTTTACCGGCCACGCTCTCCTCTGCGGGAGTGATCCGACCATCACGAAGAAGTGTGCTCACTGCCTCGCGCTTCTCGATCTCAAGCTTCTCGGCCTCGATCTTCTCAAGTCGCTCGGTGAGAGCGTTGTTAGACTCTCTCAATGCATTGATCTCATTTAAGAGTGTGGGCTCAACAGTTGTCTCGCTCATCTTGTAATTCTTCTCTTTCTTCTCGTCATGGTCTTTAGACTCTGCGAGCTTCTCGTCTTCATCGTCCTTAGACTCTGCGAGCTTCTCGTCTTCATCGTCCTTAGACTTTGACTCCATCATTGATGACTCAGCGTCTTGCTTCATCTCTTTGATCTTTGATTCGAGTTCCTTGACCATCTCATCTTTTGCGATGAGCATGGCGCGAAGGTCCTCAACAGTCATACTCTCGACGTTATCCATCTCAAGCCTCTCGTTTAGGATGACGCGGTCAATCTTCGCGTGAGACTGAGCCGGTCGTGGTGTTAGGGTGATTGCAAGCAGCTGCGCGTCTCCCACTTTGTCACCACCCGCGCGGTCGAAGACCTCACCGGCGAGAAACTCAGGGGATGACCACAAGACGCCACCAGCCTCGTTGACAACGTTTAGACCGCGCTCGTTATAGGCAGGGTAAGCATAAAGCCCATCCTCTCTGAGCTCGAGGTCAACGATGAGTCCGAGAGCGTTACCACTCTCAGGGGGTGCAGGTGGACCGCTCTGATATGGAGAGGTCGCGTGCTGCCAGTCAATGATCACTGGGTCTGCATCGCGTCTCTCTTTGAACACGCGGACCATCTCAGCGAGCATTGAATCACTGATCTCCTTGCCTACGTTCTCGCCATTCATGCGCGAGCTCACTTGACCAAGGCTCAGCGTTTTGAACGGTCGACCGAGGGTGAGACCATCGGGAATATCATAACTGACGTTGAGCGCCTCAGAGTATGCCCTGAGCGCTTGCGCCTTCTTGTCTGCAGCGTCCATCTGTTTAGCTACTTTCCGAGCCCAAGCATAACCGGCATCACCGCCCCAACCATGCCAAGCCTGCCAACCCTTCCCCTGCTCATCCCAAGTAGAGCCCTGCTTGTCTCCCTCGTGACGAGTGAAGTAGTTGAGCATGCGTTTGACTGTATCAGGGCTGAGCTCCTTACCGTTGGCGAGGTCACGAGCACGAGCAATGCCCACCTCAGTCATGCCACGCTCAGAAGGCGGTTTAGTGGCTCTGACCTCTAAAGCGCGCTTGCCTGCATCTTGAGCCCCTTGTGGGGGTGTAAAGTCTATGTGTGAGTAACGGCTTGGCGCGAGCGCTTCAGACTTAGCCTCTGCTTCAGTGCGTTGAGGGTGTCCCTTGGGTAAGAGGTCAAGGTCTGTGTTATATGCCTTCTTACGCTGACCTGTTCCAACGAGCTTAAGGAATGTATTGACGCGAGCAAGCGCCCACTGATTCCTAGTCATGCCTGGTCGATGGCTAACAGAGAAAGCGCCTGCTCCACGTCGAAACACCGCTTTAAGTGTGCCGAGATCAACGCGTCTGCTCTTCTTGGTGTACTTAGCGTTATGCTTATCGCGAGCATTCTCTAAAGCCTTGAGCGCTTGAGCCCCAATCTCGATTCCACCACGTGAGCCACTAGCTGAGCCTTTAGGGTTGCGCTTAGAGCCTGTCTTGCGCTCGGATGGTTTAGCAGGCGTCTGCGCCTTGGTTCTCAGTTTGATCGCCTTAACCATTGTTGCGCCTCCTTCTAATGAGTTGCTCAGCTAAAGCACTAACACCACCACCACCGCCACCGGATGATGTGACTCTCGTCATAGGGTCGCGTTGAGCGTCTTCGGGAAGATCACCTGCACCGAGCTTGGCTCTGATCACGCGCTCAAGCTCATCGTCCGGAGTGATGAGCCCTGCCTGTACTAGACCTGGGAGCATTTGCAGAGACTCGGCTAGATCATCAGTGTCTAGCCCTGTATGAGTGAGCTTTGGGAGCTTGGAGGGATCGACCGCGCCATAGTTCCATCTGATGAGCCTGCCGATAGTGCCACCGCCGCGACGATCAACACCACTCACCTGAGCGGCTACTAGGTCACAGAGGTTGATAGCAGCTCGACGGAACACAGAGAGGTGAATCTCACCCACTGAGCGTGACCCTGTTTCGGTGTTACCTAGATCAGCGAACTGAGCCAAGAACGCCGCCGCGATCTGAGAGTCACATTTGGTGATAATATTGATCGGGCCATCTGCGTAGAGGTTCGGCTGTGCTGCGTATGTGTCAAATTTCACAGCGCTGTTTTCTACCAGGTAGCTTTGCTCGGCTGAGATGAAGGCTTGAGCCTGAGCCTCTGCGTCATCGATCATCGCGTCAATGTCACCATCGGTTAAACCGATCTGCTCAGCTACTGCTCTATCGACCACAACCTTGGGGGTGGGTACAGCCCAACGATCTAGACCAACACACATGAGATTACTCACGCGCTGTTTAGTTCGCCACCACCACCAAACAGGGCGAAGCATGCCAACGCCCTCGAAGTTCGATCCAGTGCGGTTGAGGGTGAGTAGCAGGAGCTTGTTAGCAGGGATGGGCTCTGGCGTTTTACCACCGCCCACCATGTTCTGCATCACGCCGTCAAGATGTTGATCATCTCGGCTCAACCATCGGCTATGCGCGCTAGGCTCACGATCAGCGTAGTGGCTCAGCCAAACTCTCACCTTACCAGTTGAGTCAGGGCCTACCCTGTAGACCTCCTCAGCGTAGCGATAGCCAATAGGCACAAACTCCCATAGGTAACTTAGTTGATCTTCCCATGAGGTTATCATCTGCCCTGAGTGGCCATCAAAACCCCAGCACTCATTAGCATAGCGCGCGAGCTCCTCGGCTACTAGATCACCCTCAACCCCCGGTTCAAAGCGCCATGAAGCTGAGAGCAGAGTCTGTCTGAGCATATGCCAAGAACGCCTTACAATGGGGTCTGTCCTTAGCATCTCCTCAGCCTCTTGGACCCAGTTGAGGCCGGTCAGCTGAGCGTTGCTCTCTTTGGCGATGGTTCCGCCGCTGAGCTGTGTGCCTGAGATACCACGAGAGCCGAATCTAGGTGAGAGCGCTCTCATGTGGCGAGGTGTATCACCTGTTTTGGATTCGCTCATCGCTGTCTCCTGATGTGCTTAAACAGTCGCCATTATACTGATAATTTGGTCATGTGTCACTAGTCTTCTGTTCAGTGTCATCTTGTTCAGTGTCAGGTAGCCACTCAGCTACATGATCATTGAGAGTCACATCACGCTCTGAGCGATTCATCACCCTGAGCTCAGCGAGCTGATTAATCATAGCGGTCTGCAGCTCCATGAGCATATCTGACTTGAGTTGACTATTGATGTGAGCGTCTCTGAGTCTGGCTATGAGCGCCTGACGATCTGCCTCTTTAGTCGCGAGATCGTCTTTGAGTTGCTCGACCTCAGCAGGGTCACGCCCTGACGCTACTGCTAGCATCGATGAGATGGAGCCGGTAAGCATGCCTATGATGCCTATGAGAATATCGCGGTTCTCTTTGACTATGTCTACATAGGCTAGAAAGACGATTAACCCAACCACCAAACCCATGAACACAACGCTAAACCACCAGCCTCTGAGTGTGCGTTTCTCCTCATCTATAGTGCTCATAAATCTCCATCAATCGGTTGATCAGCGGTGAGAATTTGTATTTCAGATAGGGGTACATGTGCGCGAGGACATAGCCAAAGCTGATCAGCGCTAGTCGGTAGAGGGTCCACTCAGCCCACTCTAAAGCCTTTCTATGTCGAGCCTTGCTCTTGATCTTCTTAGGCCCCCCAACCCGAGTTACTTTAGCGTTGCCTGGTGGCGGCTGTAATACCTTAATGTCACACCCCACCGCGTAAATCGTTTGGAGGTCGCGCACACCTTTAAACTTATACAGACCGACACATGAGAACCGTGTATCTCTCGGCGTCATGCTGTTAGAGCGTGAACGCACTAGAGCGAAAGCATCGCGAGTCAGGAGGACCTGACCGGCCATGCATATGCTCATGGTCCTCGCCGCGATGTTCTTGGTGATCCCTTCGAGCTCCACCGGCTTAGCCCCGACCACCACATCAAGCTCACGTTGCTTGACCTCGACCACCGGCCCCCAGTGCACACCGATTCGAGCGTTGAGCTTGGTGAGCTGCGGAACCGTCATCTGATAATAGAGACCGAAGTTAACCGCATCAATGACCCTCTCAAAGCTGATAAGGAATCCATCTGACCTGTCGATCTCTCTGCCGTTGAAGCGCTGTATGAGCGTTCGCGCTCGGCGGTCGTGATACTGAAACCACCGCGCCGCGTCATAAGCTCCAAAGCGCTCGACAAACTGAGTGGAGCCTATGAGGTCGAGGAGCACCACCGCTAGGCATCGCTCTTGGTAGGTCTCCTCTTCTCGCTCCATCTCATCACCTCCACGCCATGCTCTCTGAGGTAAGTTGCGCCGATACACGTGAGCGCCTCTTCGCCTGTTATAACATAAACACGCTCAAGCCCTGCGTGATGAATCGCCTTGGCGCAGTTGAGGCAAGGTGTGCGAGAGACAGCCAACCAAGCGCCGAGCGTGGAGCTGCCACGGCGAGCGGCGTTAATGATCGCGTTGGACTCAGCGTGATGACATCCCACCTCTGTCATTGTTCCGCTAATGATCTGCTTAACGTCTCTCTCACAGAGGTCACCGCCGCAGAGATGACCACCGCCTCTCGGCGGCCCATTGTATCCATCGCTGATGATGACCCAAGAGTTGGGCTCGAATATCACAGCGCCGACCTTACCACGTGGGCAGGGCGAGAGCTCACTAAGCATCTGAGCTTGTCTGAGCCGCATTAGCACGTGCTTCAAAATACTCCTCCTTGTTAAGCAGGGCGTCTCTGGTCATAAATACTCGCCTCCCCTCAAGCCTGACCACATACGCCTGAGAGTTGCGCGCCTTGGTGATAGCCCTCAGCCGCCTCTCTTCGCTTGGAGTTGGGTCGAGCACCTCAACACGCGTAAACATAGCGAACGTGTTTAACCCCACTGGCCGATTCTTCCAAGGTCGGTACTGAGGATTATTAAAGAGCATGTCTCTAGATAATCGGCGTCTAGTGCTCATACTCATCACTCAGCAAGGCTTTGACCGATACAGGGAAGCGCTCAAGCAGTTGGGCTTTAATCGCCTCAGCCGCTAGACGCGTCTCAAGCTGTACGTGCTCAGTGGTCCGCAGCCTAATGAACTTGCACCAGTTGTGGAGGTTGCCTGTCATCCAAAACGAAGTGTAAAGGCTCTTAGGTAGAACCATGCGCGCTGTTTCACGTGAAACACCTAGCCTTAGAAGAGAGTTATAGTCAGAGACTGAGTCGCGCGCTGAATCCTTGAATATCTGATGGCATCCCTCCAAATTCTCAGGGAGTTCATCGGATGAGCACTGCAGATTTTTCTCTGCTTGGCGTCTGATCTCTTGGGGGTGATAGATTGCAATGGCTTTAGAAGAGTAGCGCCTGCTGATCTCGTTAAATGAAAACGTCCTATGGCGCATGATCTGAGCGCGCACGAACAAAGGCACAGTGAGCTCAAATGACGCGGTGACATGCTCAAAAGGTGAAGTGTGACCATGAGCCGCTAGATACCTGATCAGCTTGGCGTCTTTGTCGTTCATGCCGTTGGTGATGTCTCGGCTGAGCTTTGAGAATGATACACGAGCCGCTTGAGCCGGTGTCTCATCTGAGCCCATCGAATCCAAGAAGACCACCTCACCAACGCCGTCTTTATAAATGTACATTAAAAGCTCCTTGTCTTTGCACCGCCGACCTTGACGCGGCGTGATTTGGTTTTAGCTCTGCCCTGATATCGGCGTTGATCAACAGTCTGATCGTCTGCCCATCTCCACATGATGCAGTCATAGCGCAGAGCGTCTAGTGGGTCCTCGCGTCCGTCTTTCTTCGGTTGTTCTTTGTTCCGTTCCCAAGCGTATGAGAGCAGAGCCTTTCTGATTGAGTTACCGCTGACGCGCTCGCCCTTATCCCAGACCTCACGAGTGATGAGGTATTGGCGTCTATTAAATGCGCGCTTGAGCTTACCCACGCCGTTGAGGATGTCTGTTCTGATCGCGTCTGTGGTCGATCTTAGCGGCATGCCCAAACCGTTGGGGGGAGCTGCTCGCATCGCTCTAAATGCTGATGCGCCTGTCTGATCGTTGCGCGCCTTGCCTGCTTTGTCTGCGGCTCCATTGTCTAGCCATATCCTCTTACCTGGCGCTGAGCTTTGGAGAGCTCGAGGCCAAGCCACTGAGAGGATGAGTTGGGCGAGCTGTTTGACCGTGACCTCAGCAGGGTTGAACTCGGCGCAGATGACATCAGCGTTGAGCTCCTCATCATGGGCGAGGATGATCACCGAGGGTTTTCTGAATCCCCAGTCAATAGCGATTCGAGCGCTCATGGTTGGCTTGTACT